GAGAAGAGAATTTAGACTTTTATCGAAAGTTTTTGCAACATACCTACCTCCAATCTATCCATATTCTGTATATGGAGCAGATCAAGCAGTAAAACAGACAGATTTTGATGAAAGAGTGGATGTTATTCCAGTTGCAGACCCAAATATTATGAGTATGGCTCAAAGAGTGACTTTAGCTAACGAAAATTTGAAAATTGCTATGTCAAATCCAATGATGCACAACTTAAGAGAGGCATATCGAAGAGTTTATGAGGCATTAGGCACTCAAGATATAGATCAATTGCTTATTCCACAAGAAAGACCAGTACCAAAAGATCCTGCTACTGAAAATATGGAATCAATTATGATGAAACCATTAAGAGCTTTTCCAACTCAAGATCATATGGCACACATAACTGCACATAGAGCATTTATGTCTACAAGGATGGTGCAAATAAACCCACAAGTTTATGCTGCACTACAATCACACATATCAGAACATATTTCTATGTTAGCTCAAGGTGAAATAGGTGCAAAAATACAGGATGATCCTATGATGCAACGAATGTTACAAGCTGATCCTCAAGGTGCTGAGATACAAATAGCTTCTATGATAGCTAATAGGGTTGCAACTTTAACTTTAGAGTTAGCTCAAAGCGAAAATATGGGTAAACAAGATCCATTAGTTATGTTAAAACAAAGAGAATTAGATTTAAAAGCTATGGATCTACAAAGAAAAGCAGATCAAGATATGATGTCTAATGAAATAAGAGAAAATGAAATAGATGAAAAATTAGATATAGAAAAAATGAAATTAGAAAATAATGAGGACCAAGCAGCTGAAAGAATTAGAATAGCTGATGAAAAATTAGAGATAGCAAGAAAGAAGGCTAAATAATGGCAGACCCAGTTAAAGGAACAGGTAAAAAACCAAAAGGTTCAGGTAGAAGATTATACACAGATGAAAACCCCAGAGATACTGTAAAAATAAAATTTGCTACACCAAGTGATGCTAGAGCTACAGTTAAAAAAGTTGTGAATGTAAACAAGCCATTTGCAAGAAAAATACAAATTTTAACTGTGATGGAACAACGTGCTAAGGTTATGAAAAAAAATGAAGTAGTAAAAATAGCAAAAGCAGGAAAAAATAAAATTAGAAAGATGTTTGGATAATGCCACTTACAGCTAAAGGAAAAAAACTTAAAAAAAAATTTAGAGAACAATATGGTGAAAAAAAAGGTGACTCTATTTTTTATGCCATGGAAAATTCTGGTAAATTAAAAAAAGTAGTTAAAGCTAGAGGTGGTAAAGACATGGGAGCCGGCTCTACGGGAATGGGTTCAGGAAAAACTGGCGGTGGAGGTAAAGGAAGAGACCCATCAAAACAATATACAACTAAAACAAATTTATCACCACAGCAAAGAGAAACATTACAAAAACAACAAAAAATAGCGAGAGGAAGAATTAGTCCGTCAACAACAGCACTTGGAAAAACTATAACTTATGGCTCAGCAGCTTTTGGTGTTCCACCTGGATTAACTAAAAGAGCACTAGATTATTCCCCACTAGCTTTTGGTGTACCAGGACCTAAAACTACAAAAGACAAAAACCGTAGAGATAGAGAAGAGGGACAAGGAGTAATTCAACAAAGAGTAACACCAATTGAAGCAACTAAACCAATAGATAAAAGTTTAGTAAGCCCTAAGGATAATTTTTTTAATTTTGTGGCTTACAAAGTTGGAGGATTATCAGGTGGAGTAAAGTATGGTCCACCACCAGAAAGAGGACCTAATTCTCAAGTGCCTCCGGTGAAACTTAAAAAAGGAGGAAAAAGATAATGTGGTTATCAGCTATAAAACTAGCATTAAATGCTGGAAGTAAAATTTATGCAAATAGACAAAAAACTAAAATGGCTATGTCAGAAGCACAACTTTTGCACGCAGACCGTATGGCTCGAGGAGAGGAGGCTTATCAAGGTAAACTTCTAGAAGCCAGACAATCAGACTGGAAAGACGAGGCAGTTTTAATAATTCTTTCAACGCCCGTAGCTATTTTAGCTTGGGCAGTCGTATCAGATGATCCCACTGCAATGGACAAGGTAAAACTATTTTTTGAGATGTTTTCGCAGCTTCCGTCATGGTTCACTAACCTTTGGATCCTTGTCGTTGCCAGCATATACGGTATTAAGGGCACTCAAATATTTAGGAACGGTAAAAAATAATGTGGAAGTTTATTAAAAATTTGATAAATAAATATGTATTTACTAAGGAACAAGAAAAAATAAAAAAAAGAATAGATTATTCAAAAATGAATTTAGGTGATTTAAAAAAACTTAAAGCTCAAGGTAAAATTAAGGATATCTATCCACCATACATATAACTTTGTGAAAATTATTGAACAAGAACTATTCTGGCCAACACCTTTGTGGCACTCAAATATATTAGATTTAGTTAATAATGAAGAAATTGAAAATTGGGTATTAAGTCAACAAAAGAGTTCAGAGTCTAGATTTAAATCAAATAGAGGTGGATGGCAAAGTGATTTAATTAAATCAGAACCTGTCTTTAAAAATTTACTTAACGAGATTGAAAAATTTTGTAAAGAATTACCATTTAGAATTAGAACAATTAGTTTGAGTCAGATGTGGGCTAATGTTAATTATAAAGGTAATTGGAATAGTATTCATCAACATGGTGGTTATTATGACTTATGCGGGACATATTACGTAAAAGTTCCAAAAAATAGTGGTAACATACTTTTTAGAGACCCCAGACCTGGAGCCATAGCAAGTCCTTTAATGAATTGTATATTTGACAAAGGAGAATGGAGAGGTATAAATCTTAAAGAAGGAAAATTAATGATATGGCCCCCGTTTTTAGATCATTTCGTGGAGCCAAGTAAAAGTTATGAGCCAAGAATTTCAATTAGTTTTGATTTAAACGTAAAATGTTTTGCTCCAAATGAATAACAATATTACTATACATAAAGTTAAAAATTTTGAAAAACATAAACAAAATTTAATAGATCTTATTTTTTCTGTGCCTCAATCAGGTATTAGAGATGGCCTTACGGAAAAAATATCACATTCTGACTGGAATCATAGTAAAGATCGTAATAGAAAATACTTTGATTATATGCTTGAGCACATAATACCAGATTTTTCTAAATTTATTTGTAACACTTATAACGTAGATAAACTAAGATTTGGAAACGCTTGGTTTCAGGTTTATGAACCTGGTGATTACCATAGTCACCATACTCATCCAAGAGCGAACATGGCTAATGTCTTATTTATTGAATTACCTGACAAAAATTTATCAACTAGTATTATAGGTCAAAATAAGGAAAATATTTCAATAGATATATCCGAAGGAGATATTTTATCTTTCCCAGCTTTTTTAGTACACAGTTCAAGAATTAATAAGTCTAATAAACGAAAAATAGTTATTGCATTTAATACAGATTTACTTAAAGTATGAGCATATGGGTTTAAGACTAGCTTTAATACAAGCATTAGAGGATAAATATAACGCACAAATATCTGCAGCTGACGCTACAATAAAAATATACCTGACTAATTCAGTCGGGATTGGAGAGCATCCCCAACATCTAGAAGAAATGGATAAGTTACTACAACAGATAGTGGACGCTGAAGAAAAAATAAAAGCTTTGCAACCTTTTAAATTATGATTGAAGGTGACAGCAAAGAGTATGAAATTATAAGAGAAGCATGCCAATCTTTAAGGGGTGATGATTTTTTTACAGCTGAAATCGGTGTCAGACGAGGACTAGGATCAAAATTAATTTTAGATGAATTAATTTTTAAAAAACACTGGCACATTGGAATTGATCCATATGGTAATTTAAATTATCAACATTATGATAATAAAAAATCCACAACCGCTGATTATACTAATGACATGAAGCATCAATTAATTAAAGATTTAGATTACAAAAATTTCACATTGTTTCAAATGGAAGATGAGGAATTTATGAAAAGATTTCAAGATGGAGTGCCTATCTATAGAGATCAAAAAGAACTTAGAAATAAATATGACTTAGTACATTTTGATGGACCACATAAAACTGTAGACGTAGTTAAAGAATCAATTTTTTTTGCAGAGCGATCTCACTCAGGAACTGTTTTTATTTTTGATGATTATCCAAAATATGATATGCAATCAATATTAAATATAATAGTAAACCAATATGAATTTGGTTTACTTAAACAAGGAAAAAATAAGATATCATTAAAAAAAAATTAAATGTTTGATTTTCGTACTATAGAAGCAATAAAAACTACAATATTGAAACAGATAGACAGTGTTAAACAGCATATATGCTATGGGGTTGAAACCGAATCTCAATTAATGTATGCTAGAGGCAGACTCAGCGGATTAGAAACGCTGCTTCAGGATATTAAAAACCTGCATAAGGAGAATGACGATGGTACAACTGATAAAACCTAAACTTACAGATTTTGGAAAAAACCAAAAAAAAGAAGAAGAGGTCAAATCACAAATCCCAACAGATCCAAAAGGCATCAAAGAATATCTTGAAATCATACCTAATCCAGTCGGATACCGAATGCTTGTCAGACCTTGGTCTGGTAAAGCAAAAACTAAAGGTGGCTTATTAATAACAGATGAAACTCAAGATAAGATTCAAATGACTACTGTCGTTGGGTTAGTTGTAAAACTAGGAGACCTTTGTTATCAAGATAAGGAAAAATTTCCGAATGGTGCGTGGTGTAAAGAAGGAGAATTTGTTATTTATGGCAGATACTCTGGATCAAGATTTCAAACTAAATACGGAGAACACCGTATTCTCAATGATGACGAAATAATAGGAACTATAGGAAAGCCAGAAGATATTCTCCATTTATTTTAAAGGAGGATAAACATGGCAGAAGTAAAAGACTATAGTGCAGAAGCATTATTAGCCAAAGAAAAAGAAGTCGAACTTGATACTGATGACGTTAAAGAAGAAAATGTCGAAGTAAAAGAGGTCGAAAAAAAAGAAAAAGAACCCAACTTAAATGTTGGAGAAGTTGACCTTGGATATACAGGTCATGAAAAACCTTCTGATGAAAAGAAGGAACAACCAAAAATCGAGATAGCTGAAGAGGTTAAAGAAGAGGTTATCGAAGAAAAAAAAGTTGAACCTAAATCAGAAAAAGAAAAACCAAACCTACAAGACTCAAGAAGAGATTATCAGAAACGTATTGATAAACTTGTCTTTCAAAAGAAAGAAGCTGAAAGAAGAGAAAAAGCAGCTCTTGATTTTGCACAAGGTTTGCAAAAGAAATTTGACACTAATCTTAGAAAGTTAAACACTACTGATGAACAGTATCTTAAAGAATTAGATGCTAGAGTAGATGCTCAAAGAGAACAGGTCAAAGTAGCTCTTCAACAAGCTATCGAAAAACAGGATGCTTCTAAAATGATGGAGGCGAATGATAAGTTAACTCAATTAGCTGTAGAGAAAGAAAAAGCTAGATTAGAGATAGCTAATCGGGAAGAAAAAAAGAAACTTGCGGAAGAAAATAAACAACAAAAAAACGTACAGGCTGATACCTCAAACAGCGGAACATCAGAATCTATGCCACAAATTACTCCTAAAGCCAAGAAGTGGGCCGAGGAGAACTCATGGTTTGGAACTGATGAAGTCATGACTAATGCTGCTATTACTATTCATAACAATATTTCTCAAGAGGGTATTGAAGTAGATAGTGATGAGTATTATAATGAAGTTAATTCAAGACTAAGGAAATATTTTCCTGATAGTTTTGATGCTGCTAAAGACGAGCCAAAAAAAGAAACTACCAAACCCGTCCAAACGGTAGCTTCGGCTGGTCGTAGCCAACAAGGACGCAGAACTGTGAAACTCACAAAATCACAGGTAGCAATAGCTAAACGATTAAATGTGCCACTAGAGGAATACGCTAGATACGTGAAGGAGGATAAATAAATGAGTACAATTAAGAGAACTTCACGGGAGTCAGAAAATAAAGCTTCAAAAGAAGCTAAAAAAACCTGGACTCCACCATCCAGTTTGGATGCACCACCTGCACCAACGGGGTACGCACATAGATGGATACGTACTACCGTTCAAGGTTTTGAAGATACAGCTAATGTATCTAAAAAATTAAGGGAAGGATGGGAGTTTGTTAAAGTCGATCAAATTAAAGAAGAGATTGGCGAAAACAAATATCCTTTCTATACTGAAGGAAGATACGAGGGGTGTATTGGGATTGGAGGCCTTGTGCTGGCAAGGATACCAGAGGAGATATTAGTGTCCCGTGCTGAGTATTTTGATAAAATTACTCAAGACAGAATGAACGCTGTGGACAATGATCTTATGAAGGAACAGCACCCAGACATGCCTATCAATATTGATAGACAGTCTAAAGTGACCTTTGGTGGTAGTCGCAAAAAATAATTTTTTTGTTATTGCTGCTGGGTTATTAAAATAAACTGTTAAAGGAGAAAATAACTATGGCAAATCAACTAGAGAAGTTTGGTCTAAGACCTTACAGAAAACTAGACGGTACACCATTAGTAGGAGCTCAAAACAGATATAAGATAGCACCTGGAGACTCCACTGCTATTTTCCAAGGAGATTTAGTAAGACCATTAACAACTGGTTTTGTAACTAGAGCTGCTGGAAACACATCTTATGCTGTTGTGGGTGTTTTTAACGGATGTTTTTATAATGATCCAACAAGTGGGAAGCCTACATTCAGAAACAGCTATCCTGGTTCAATCACACCTACGCAAGGCGATATTACAGCTTTCGTAGTTGATGACCCAGATGCTGTATTCTTAATGAATGCTGATGAGGCTTTTGCACAAGCGGATTTATTTAGAAACTATTCGCTTTCTACGGCAACCGGAAATACAACGACAGGAATATCTGAAGTAATGCTAGACGTAAGTGTTAGCGGAACTACAGGTACTTTTGCAGTACAGGCAATTGATATATCGCAAGATCCAGAGAATGATGATCTTTCGACATCAAACGCTAATATTCTTGTTAGAATCAACAATCACTTCTACCGTCAAGGTGGAACAGGTCTATAATAGGAGAATAAGATTATGGCAATATCACGAGCACAACTAGTTAAAGAACTAGAGCCAGGTCTGAATGCACTATTCGGACTTGAGTACAACAGATACGAAAATCAACATGCGGAGATTTACGTAACTGAAACATCTGACAGAGCTTTTGAAGAAGAAGTAATGTTAAGTGGTTTCGCTTCTGCACCAACTAAACAAGAAGGTGCTGGAGTAGTGTTTGATCAAGCAGGTGAAACTTTCACAGCAAGATACAATCACGAAACAATCGCTTTAGCATTTGCTATCACTGAGGAAGCAATCGAAGACAATCTATATGACAGATTAGCTGCAAGATACACAAGAGCTCTTGCAAGATCTATGTCAAACACGAAGCAAGTAAAAGCTGCAAACGTGTTAAACCAAGCAGAAGTAACTACTGTTAAAGGTGGTGACGGTGTGTCTTTAATTAACACATCACACCCACTAGCAACTGGTGGTGTATTCTCTAACCGTTTAACTACAGCTGCAGATCTAAACGAAACTTCGTTAGAGCAATCGTTAATCGACATCGCAGGATTTGTAGATGAAAGAGGATTAAGAATCGCTGCTCAAGGTAGAAAAATGATAATTCCAAAAGAATTACAATTTACTGCTGAGAGATTGATGAAGTCTCCTCAAAGAACTTCAACTGCTGATAACGATATCAACGCAATCGCTTCAATGGGAATGGTTCCAGAAGGTTATTCAGTAAATAACTTTTTAACTGACACGGACTCATTCTTCTTATTGACTGACGTACCTAACGGATTAAAACACTTTGTTAGATCGCCAATCAAAACTGCGATTGAAGGTGACTTCGATACTGGAAATGTTAGATTTAAAGCTAGAGAAAGATACTCTTTTGGATTCTCAGATCCAAGATGTATATTTGGTAACGGAAAATTACCAACTAGCTAATACTAATTAGAAGGTATTAATATTAAGGGGCGGTGTTCACATCGCCCCTTTTTTTATGTATAATATAAACACCTAGAAAATATAATTATGTCGACTGACTAGGCAGACGGTATAGAGACGGCATAGTTTAATGGCTATACACAAAGGAGAAAATTATGGCTAGAACAACGTTTAGTGGACCAGTTAGATCCTTAAGAGGATTTTTAGGTTCAGGGCCAGAAATGGCACAATCAATTTCAGGAACAGTTGACGGTGGAACAGACATCGCAGGAATTGATAAATATCAAGGTAAAATTATTCAGGTTGGAAATGCTAATACCGTGTTTAATTTACCTTCAATAATCGACACAGCAACGTCAGCAGTAGCAGGATCAGATGATCCAAATTCTACAAATAGAGTTGGAATAAATTATAAGTTTGTTATCACTACAAGTTTAACGAGTTCAAACACATTTGTTTTAAATGCTGGCACTGCAGCAGGTAGATCGACAGCTGATGTGTTTAGAGGTTGTGCATTCTACAACAACACTGCAACTGATCCAGGAGCTGTAACTGCGTTCAATGCAGGAGGCACCGATACTCTAACTTTAGATGCCACTACTAGAGGTGGTCTTGAGGGTACTGTAGTTGAATGTCAAGCAGTTGACGGTTTAATATGGCAGATTACTGCATTACTAGTTGGTAATGGTACATTTGTTACACCTTGGAGCTAATAAATAATTAGTGGCTCCTTCGGGAGCCACAACTAAATAGGAGAATTTATGGCAGTAAAAGCCGATATACAAGCTACTAGATCAGATGCTGCTGCAGGAGCTTCTGCAGTTATAGCTCCGCCAGTAAGATTAAAAGGAATTATAATAGCTTCAGATGGTGGAGGAGCAGGAGTTCTTGAACTCACTACTACATCAAATTCTGGAACTACATTATTTCAAGCAGACGTTCCTACTGGAGACGTTATTAATTTTAACTTTCCTGAAGATGGAATTTTATTTCCTGCAGGAATTTTTTGTAAAACAAAAACAAATATTGCTGCTTATACTTTATTAACTGATAAATATAATGCACCACAATTAACAACATCTAACCCAGGATAATAAATGTCGGGTGGAGGAAGTTTTACATCGGACCAGTCGGTAAAACACTCGACTGGTACAGAGCAAATGGTTCCAACTAGCAGAAGAGCTAGATTGACATCAATACAAGCTAAAGGTAACTCCACTGATGGTTCAATAATTTTTAGATCTGGAGGTGCGGCTGGCACGGTAATAGCAACTTATCTTTTTGGAGAAGAGGGTTTAGATATGTATTTACCCGGTTCAGGTATTTTTTTTCCTAAAGGTATACACGCAACTATAGCAAATACTGCTGGTGTAACAATTACCTTTACATAATATGGATAATTATACTTTAGAATTATTAAGTTTTAAAAATGGCGGAATGCCAGCCAGAAATAAAAAAAATTTTAGACCCACTAAAAAAGGCGCAGGAATGACTGAAGCTGGAGTTAAGGCTTACAGAAAATTAAATCCCGGATCTAAATTAAAAACAGCAGTAACTGGTAAAGTAAAACCTGGGTCAAAAGATGCCAAACGTAGAAAGAGTTTTTGTGCTAGAAGTTTAGGACAAATGAAAAAATTTCCTAAAGCTGCAAAAGACCCTAATTCAAGACTTAGACAAGCGAGAAGAAGATGGAAATGTTAGACTATGTCTTATTTAAATGCTAACATACCACCGATATATTGTAAAATAAGAAAGGAGTATCTTTATGACATGGAAGACAATAAAGGACAGTATAGTGACTGTGTTATCTTCAGTATTAGCAGTATTTCAGGTAGGGCTATCCTATTTAATATCATGCTTCCAAACGGTGCGTGTTATTGGAGACTGCCTATCTCAGCATTTTTCCAAAAACAGTTTCATAGAACCGAAGTGCCCGATATGCAAGTTCACGAGTTGGAATTGTGGAATTGTTTCAGTTACTGGCCTAGTATCACTTGTTTTGATTGGTTGGATGGTTTAAAAGGTAAATATTTAGGATTAGATAAAAAATTTTATCATGGTAAGTACTTATTCACGATTGACTGGGCTCACCCGGACGTTAACATTATCGATACTGAACATTCTGAAATCCCTCAAGAACATAAGTGTGCGCATATCTTGGAGCTTGATAACGGTAACTTTGCTGCTCAGCCTAACAACCGTATTTTGTGGCATTGCACTAGTTACACTACTGATAACAGCTGGCCAGACTATAAAGTCCAAACTACTTATTGGGATGCGGAGGACTCTAGCATGGTCACAGAGAATTCTGATAAGATGTTTTATCAAATGGAGAAAATAAAAGATGAAAAAAGAACTTATGAATCTTATAAAGAACATGCAGAAGATATGTCATTTGAAAACGATGTTAAAAAAGATGGATAAATTTTTAAGTAATTTTTTTGGAGGAATAGATAATTTTGTAAATAAAGTAGGTATCATTATTAGTAATGCATACAAAAATTTTATAAAATTATTTCAAAAAAAGAAAAAGAAAAAGAAGGTATCTCCAGAGGATTTATTTAACGGAGCTTAATGAATAAGAAACCATTAAACATATCTGAAGAAGCAGCGGTCCAGATGCCTATGAAGACGGTTGCTAGTTTGATAGTAATTGTTGCCCTTGGCACTATGGGCTATTTTCAGATTGTTGAAAGATTAAATGTTGCAGACACTAGACTTCAATTAATGGAGAAAGATCTAGAGGAGAATACAGAATTTAGGATTAAATGGCCTCGTGGACAACTTGGTTCATTGCCGGCCGATTCTGAACAATTCATGATGATCGAGGATCTTTATAAGTCGACCGATAAGTTAAATAAACATATTGAATCAATGGCGTTAAACAAAGTTAACATTGAGTTTTTACGTAAACAAATGGACAAAGTTTTAGAAGACATTGAAAAATTAAAAGATGCAAACAGGGATATAAAATACAATGGCAACGGGAAGAGTAACTAAAAAAGTTTTAGATTATATAGCTCACATAAACAAAGAAGCTAAACAAATGAGTTATTTAAAAGATT